AAAGGGCTTGAGCATAAGACCGTTTGAATTTTGATACAACGGAGTTTTATCAGCCCAAGCAAAGAGTGTGTAATCGCCGTTAGCTATTGCCGTTCCAGCTCCACTAACTGTGATTGTCCGTGACTTTGCACAATTTAAAAACACACTTGGACTTGCAAGACTGGCTACTTGGCGTGCATATAATCTGGTGGTATCCCCTACTTGTGTGTAATGACTCGACGCATTACCCACTCCGCTAGTCCAGTAGAAGCGTTCACCGTTGGTAAACAATACAACATCGTTAAGATTGCGAGAAGCCCGAAAAGCCGCAACTTCAAGGGCATTCCCAGCATCAACGAAGTCGTCAATATTGCTCTTTGCTGAGACAAAAGCCCTCGACTCTGCAGCTAAGTTACTCTTCGCTGTTTTCTTTGCCGCCGCTGTTGCGATTTCAGAGAGGTTCTTTTTCTTGCTTAGGAAGAACTGACCTAAAATCGGTAAATCTGCGAAGTTCATAGGTTAGGTCCTTGTTACGTTGGTTACATCTGTCCCAGCATACGTAAATGTATCTATGTATGAGATCGTGCCATCAGTGCTTGTAATTTTCCAGATAGAGCCAACAGGCGTATTATCGGTAGCAACCGTCCCATCCCCGTAGTCAATGCCCTGTTCAAAACTGGGAGATGCGTTTATCTTAGCAGGGTCTGACGCCAAGGCTTCAATAGCGTCCTTGATTAAACCCAATGTTGTTTCAGTAGCTGCATCTGGGGGTAAAGGAGCTGCTGCTGCCATCGACACTGGTTGAGTCTCCGTAAGGTCTGCTTTGAGTTTTAGTTCGGTGTCCAGTGCAGCTAGTTTTGCGTTAGTAGCCGTTACCAAAGCTTCTAAACCATCCACAGCTAAGTTGATTTGACCTGCTTCAATGTTTACCTGATCAGAAACTATCTCAATATCCTGCGTGTTATTAACTATAGTTTTCAACAAAGCAATCATTGATGCCGCTGTTGTTGTTGCCTTAGTGTCATCTGGCAATGGAGCGTCAACGGTTTCTCCGAGAACTCCTGCACCACCTAACGCAACAATAAGCCGAGCCTTTTCGTCGGTAGCAAGAATCTTACTAAATTTACGACCGTCGATAAACTTCGATTCGGGGAGATACTCCAACTCTTCGTAAGAGGACGCAGTTCCTTTTTTCAACACGTTGAGGACGCCGTCGCTTAAAAAAATCGCATCTTGAGCACCCAACGCTTGGCAACCGCAAAAATACTTTAACCCTTGTAGGCGTACTAGCCATGCGACACCTGTTGCAGAAAGCAACGAAGCCGCGAGATTAGGTGCAGAGAGAGCAAAAGGTGCTGATGTGGTTACGGTGCCCGTAACGGTCAACGCCGATGGGTCAAAGGATGGTAGTCCGTTTGCGTCTTGGTATGTAATTAGGTCGCTCATGTATTATCGAGTGGGTCTTTCACGTCTGCGTCTTCTAGTATTACCAAATCTTCGATTGAATCTACAACGACGTCAATCTTTTTTTGGGCAACATCTAATTTTGGCACCGACGGAATTACGGGTTTTTTGAAGGAGAAGTTGGGATTTAAGCCCCTCTTGTTTTTTTTTAAATCTTGGTAATCGTCTTCCGAGATTTCACGGATATTCGAGATTTTTGAAATTACGCCAATGATCTTTTCGTCATTAGTTGCATAGACACCTTTCCACGAGCCGCCTGATAGGCGTAGTTGCTCGAAGGTGATAAACTTTCCACCACTTATTGGGAAAGGGAATGAAGCGTTTCCTGTATAAAAGAATCTCATATTCAGTATGGATAAAGAAAAGGGGGAGGTCGGGCTCCCCCTTTTCAGAGTTTAATTAGATAACGTTCAGAGCTGCGGTAGCGGTCGAAGACGACGTGCTTGGGGCATCCAAGCTGAAGTTGTGGATCACCAAGTGGCGGTGAGGGCGGTCAAGGAATGTCGTCCACTTCTGAGAGCGGAGATTGTATTCCGTGATATTCGCCTTCATTCGGCACTTATACAAGTCAGCTACAGTCGGATCGGGATTCTTACGGGTAACAGAATTAGATTCTGCGATACCGACAGAGATGTCCGTCCAGTCGATGAACCACAAGTTGCGTCCACGTGCGACGAAATCGCTTGTGGTGTGGCTTGAGGCTGCGGCTGCGTGGGCAAAAGCGTCCAAGAAGTCGTCGAAGAACGGCTCACGGAACACCCCCCATTGAACAGAAGCGTCTGGGATGTCATAGAGGTCATACTCGAAGAGGATGATCCCGTTGTGTTCAATCTTTTCACCGATCTTGGCGAAACGTGTGACGTCCCATCCATAGCGGTGTTTGTAGTATTGATTCATTGCCGAGAAGATCGCATTGGCGGTCTTACGGTCGGTCATGCTATCAATGACTTGGATCGAACCACCATCGGTCTGACGGTAACGTTTGAGGAGGAACAACTGCTCGAAGATGGAATCGAGGTTGAGAGCCGCACCACCCAAGTCCATAACACGTCCAGACTCGTTGAGCATGGTCATAATGCCGAGGGCATTTGCCTTATACTCAAGTTCTTGAGCACTTGGGTTTTCTGGGTCAACGACAACAGGGAGTAGGTCGTAGGTTTCGGGTTTTTGCTCTGGGCAGAGGTAGTCGTTGTAGAATACCGAACGCAACCATGCTTCTTCAGAGAGCTGAGATGCACGGCGATTCTGCTCGGCAATCGGTTGGAAGTTCCAATGTTGATCCCAAGGATTGGTTTTACCTTCGAGGATCGCTTGGAGCATATCTTTATAGACTTGATTCACCTCACGGCTTTCGCGTGTGGTCTGGAACCAGTTAATGACACGTCCCATGTTCAACTCAGAAGGTTGGTTGTGGCACCAAGATTCCCAGTCAGACACGTTGTTAGCAGCGATCTGCACAATACCAAAGTTTGGAACAAACTCGGTGTCGGTACCGTCTACCGTAGGGTAGATTTGGTCAGCACCGCTTTTGTTAGCGTGCATACCCATTGGTTTTGCAGTGACGATTGCGTCAGCACCAGAACTGCGAGCCGAGAGAATCTCGTACTGGACAGTTTTAGCAATGGTGCCATCCCACGTCAACAAGATGATCGTCATCCCGGGGAGGAAGTATCGAGCAACATCGACGACCAAAGATTGCCAGCCAGAGGGCTCGGAACCGAGACGGAGTGTGAAATCGAGGTAGAAGTCGCGACTACCAGTGCTACAAGGAACACCAACAGTACGGCGAACGCCAGCACTTGCTCCAGGGACAGCCGCTACCGAAAAGTTGGAGCTGACTACTGACCAGAAGTTCGTGTTGATCTGACTACGCTGACGGCGTTGAATATAAGGAAGGATCAAGGATTGCTCCTCGAATTTCACTCGGTTTAACATCCCTTTAATATCACGGATGGACGATTTAAGAAGGGTCGTGAGACCTTTTTCTTGGATGCCAAGTGCTTTAGCTTCGGCCGAACGAGCGATGACTTGAGCAAGGGCAGTTTCCTTACCAGCCAACGCCTCGTATTCGGCAGGAGTCAAACCTTTGACGCTTGCACGAGTCAGAGTGTGGCTCTGACCCGTCGTCACGCTAATTGTGCGTGGTAGGAACTCTTGTGAGAGAGGCATATTTTTGTATATTTTTTGGTTATTGCTTCAACTCGTGGGAGCCCGGAGTGCCCACAGTTCGTTGGAACAGAGACAAACCTACGACACGTCAAGCATAAAGTAAAGATTTTTTGAATTTTTCTTCACTTTATTTTACATTTCAGATTTTAAAATGAGAAATGTAATTTAGTTCAATCCTATCGTCTGACTGAACAAAACTTGTGCCAAGTGGTTGGCTTCCTGCTCCGTCAATGTGTCTGGAAACACTACTCGGTCTAGTATCTCTACGTCCATTTTAATATCCCAACGACTTCAAGATTGGATTTCCGACTTTCGGGGTCTGGATACCCTCACCTCTCGGTGCCGAGCGTGGGGCTGGTGGCGGTGCTGTGTCGTCGTCTGCGAACGAATTCTTGTGCCCTCCCGCACGGGAGAAGCCTGCTTTTTGAAGTCTGGTAAGCTCATTATTAACTCTGGTTTTGATTTCACGTTTCGCTTCTTCCTTTAGCATTGCCAACACGTCGTGACTTGCAAACGTCCAGTATTTATTGGACTGCCCTGCTTGCATAGCTTTTGAGTAGGCACTTGCAGGTAGGAACATCTTACCGTCTTTTTTACGGTAATCTCCACCTTTTTTGTAGAACTGCTGTCCCTGACTCTCGATATATTCAGCGATCTCAACGTGGTTCGGGTTACTCGGATTGTACGCCAGAATCCCTGAATTGATTTTCAGAAGGTCGGAGGCAACGGTAAACTTGCGGGACAAAACCTCGTTGACAATGGCTCCCTCAAATGGATTGTCATCCATGAAGGACTTCATGCCCTTTTCTTCGACATTCTTTCGGATGTCTTCTGGGACTGCATCAAGCAAGCCATTGTGATAGTCAGCCAAGCGTTCCTCGACTTCGGGCTCAATCTTCGTATGTTCGATCTCACGTTTAAGGTTGCGGCTTTCTTTTTCAACTTCTTGTTTCACCTCCCACTTTAAATGGGCTTTTTCTAATTTCTTCCACTCTGAAGGTGGTATCTTTGGGTCGTTTTGACGGAGGAACTTTTGATACTCCTCATTGTGGCGGTCAAACGCCACATCAGGGTCTTCTTGGGTCGCCTTGTCGACAAACTCCTTATGCTTCTTTACGAATTCTGTAACCTTAGACGAGAACCCTTGGTAGTTCTCCCCCAGAGCATCTTCGGCAAAGCGGGCGAGTTCTATGCGTTCCTTATCGTCATCAGAGAACCCATCAAACTTTTCCACAACAGGCTCCTGATATGTAGGGACATTGAACTGAGGCAGAGGCTCATCTGGTTCATCCTTTTTATACGACACCTTTTTCTTTTCAGGTGGCGTATCTGGGGCATTCCCGTCCGATGGTGTCGGTTGCACGTTCCCCGACATCTGTCCCAAAGTTCTTTGGTCGTCTTTAGGTTGTTGTGTGGGTGCGGCTGTGGCTGCTGGTTCTTCAATTGCTGGTTCCGACGCCTGTTTAAACAGAGCGTCGAGTATTGGGTTGGATTCTGGTGGCATTATGATTGAACTTGCGTTCTAGCTTGTGGTGATGGTGGTGGTTGTTGTGGTTGAGCCATTTGAGCGGGTGCCCCACCCTGCGGTGGCTGCCCCTGCCCTGTGGCTTGCATGAGCATTTGCTCAAGTTGTGCAACGCGATCTTCCAGTGCTGGCTGTGCTTCCTCCTGTGGGACTTCCAGAAGTATGTCCGAAGCTCCCGCCAAACGGAATATCTCGTTAAATATCTCAAAAAGTTTCTCATTCCCCATTGCCTGTAAGACTTGGGGAATCTGGACCATCTGACCAATGAGCTGAGTCAACGTCTGTGCGGCTGACGTATTATTAACACGTTCCATACCGTCACGGGATGAGAACAATACCTCATTATCCTGACGTTCTAAATACCCAGAAACCCTGCGACGGATGCTTCCTTTTTCCACATCGTCGTCGGTCAAACCCGCTTCTTCGATGACAGATCGTGGGTAACGGTGGAGCGTGGAGATTTTTATATCCTGCTTCGCACAACAAAGCATGGACTCGTAAATAATCTTTTTCACCGCTTCACGTTGGTAGTCGATACCGTCAGCAATGAACGAATATATGGAGTTCGTGGTATTGGAAATTTCAACAACTTCTGACGCTGAAATTTCACGTGGAGCCGCTTGTCCGAGCTCTTGCGGGGAGAAGATGAGGAGGCGTTCGACAAGGCTTAGTACTTGTGAGATGGCACGGAGTGCATCCGTGATCTTTTCCTGAAGATTTGCTTGGACAATCTTGACCGCTTGGTCTGGGTTCATCCCCATATCCATAAGCTTTGACCCTGAGTAGAACAAGGCCTTCGGATTCACGTAATATTGGTCACTCCTTAGAACACTTTTCACGTATTCCTTCGACTCATCATCCAACACGTCCTCGTTGATAAACCAAAGCTGTAACAATGAGTTCTTCATGTTCATTAGCATCTGGCTGAAAATGTTCGTGAGTTGGTCTTGGAACGGCATCAGTTCGTGTGCCATCGAGGCATTAACGACACGGTCGTCGTTCTCGTTCACACCGCCGTAACAAGCAGGGATCGACGGCAACCACTCGGCACCGATTACCGTGTTGTCGGAAGCAACCACATATCGAACCCATGTGTCATACGGATAGTCCCCAATTCCTTCGGCTTTAGGGTTGATCTTTTCAAAATACTGCGTCAAGAACAATGCCTGGTCTTTCTTCTCTGCGGAATACACGCCGAGCATCGTTTTGTTGTCGTTAAAATCCTGTGTAAACCCCCCTGAAGGGAACTTAATCATAGTGGGGTCGAAGTAGTATTGGAAGAACCTTTGATACGCAGAGGACGTCGAAGTCAATGCGGTAGAATACTCTACGTGGTCTCTGTTGAAGTATCCAATAGTGTCACAAATATCTCGGTATCTAACTACGTCCCAATACCCGATATGTCGGGGGCCAGTGTCAGTATTAACCTGAGATAAAGGTGCTGACCTGTCCCAGAAAACCCGTGTAGGGTGTGGCTTGATGAACACAACGCCTTCTTTCTTAATGCGGGACTCATAGTCTGGTGTCTCTGGGTTGAACACGCTTTCAGGAACTTGCTTTGCAACCCACTCCTTTTCAGTCGTCCACGCTTGTGTTGGGAAAACAACGGAGTGCCCGTACAAGAACATATCACGTATAGACTGCTCGGCGAACAATCTGCGGTATCCGAACTGGTCGGTCATGATCTCTACACGTTGCGAGATTAAGTCGGCGTAGAGTTTATCTACTGGGCGAGTGCCGCGTGGGTCAAACTTAAAGAACGTCCATAGGTTGGTAAACCGAGCGGACTGTGCCATTACTCGCCGAGTAATGTAAGAACGAATAATGCTGATGGACACCTCGTAAAGTTTCGGAAGGTTTATATCCTTGATCTGTCCCTGCGTGTCAACATCTAAGAACTGGTTAGCACACGACAAAGACTTCAAATCTTCCCCTAATGCAACTTTGTCGATCTTTCCTTGTGCGTATAACAAAAGGGGCACCGTCTCTTTCTGGATAGGAGTAGAGTCCCACGCCAAGTCAACGGCTTGGTAAAACCTTGAATGCTTACACGACCATTCGATCCCCTCACTTACGCGTGACTCGATTCGCTCCTGTATTTTTTTACGGATTTTAACGTCTTTCTCTTTCTGCTTTTTCTCATCTTCGGACGTGTCGGCGTCTGCGAGTTCCGCTGTGAAAATTTCACGGAGCCGTGCGTTTGTGCAACCAGCATCTTTTAGGGCTTTTAATTTATTGTTCATCGGTTACGAGGCTCCAAGGCATAAGTTCTTTTTCAGTGTCGGGTGAATCCATAAAGCATTGTTCTAATAACGAGAACCACAAACAAACGGTAGATGGGTATTTTTTTACCCGATACCACCGTCCCATGTCGTTGTGTGGGACTCTGATTAAATCAGCAAGTTCGTATAATGTTACTTTCAAAAAACCACAGAGACGGTCAATCCTATCTGTCCCGTTCCACTTATCGTCAACCCCAATTTTCTGATAATACAACGACACGTTTAAACCTGTCGGTGTTAGGAATTTTGAGCTATTGACCACCTCGTCGTCTCCGTGAACGCGAAGTGGTGTAAGTGGTGGGACGTCGATCATTTCTTCATAGCACCCATGATCGCGATGGCTGCGGGAACTTCGGCGGAGGTGGGTGCGGTTTCATCACCCACCTCAGTGTCTGCCATATCAATGGAGACGTCTTTGATACTTTCAACAGAGGCTTCGACGATCTCGTCGGAGACTTCGTTAATGGTAACTTCCACGGTAATGGTGGCACGAGTGCCAGCGGAAACACCTGAGAGTGCTTCGAGTGCCGCTTCGTCGAGAGAAGCTTTTTCAAATGATAGTAGATTCATGTCTTTTTTCTTGCGGTTTTAGTTCGAGCGAATGACCTATTCTTGCTAGGAGTTTGAGGTCGTAAATTGTCGTAGTTGTTGTCTAATGGATTCCCATTCTTATGGTCAATATCTTTCCCTTTTATTTTGGAAGCCCCATACTTTTTCACAGCGGCACGTCTCGCTTTGTTGCGAGAAGATCGTTTGGCAATCTGTTCTGGAGTGCCTTGGTACCGTTCGTATTCAAGATCGTATCGTCTTTCAGCCATTGTGGTGCCCTATTTCAATGATTTCTGTTTTCTTCCCACTGTCAAAATTCAAATGATGGGAATTACTGGAAACACTAAGCGATAAAATTGGATATGTCAAGGCGTCGAATGGATGTAAATGCTGACTTCTTTTAGGCTGGAACGCCAAATCTGGGTTATATACACCCTTTTTCTCATTTTCAGATTCCAAATTAAGGAGCATCTGTTTCATTCTACGACAACGGTGTGAAAAGATGATCTCTTCCGATTGCAATAGTTGCATGAGCAAACGCACACGGGCGGACTTGGAACCATTAAACTTAGGGGCTTCCATTATCCTAATCGGATTCATCTCTAAATTCTTGGCAATCTCTTGTGAATGCCGCTCCATTTCCATTACGTCGTAACTCCCCGTGGATGTTCGGAACTGGTTAAAGGCTGAATTATCCGAATAATGCATGAACTTAAATGACATCTTTGCTCGTCGCTCCCAATACTTCATCACACGCATAAGCTGTAGGGTCAACTCACGAATGTGTAACTTCTTTTGGACGATAACAAGCTCGTCGAACACCAGCCAAGTCGCTCCTTTCTTCGTAGGAATGTACTGCATAAAAGCAAATGCATGGTCAACCGCACCGACGTCAGACCCGATGATAATCGGAAACTTCGGGGACGGTGCAAATTCCTGCTTCGGGCTTCCAAGCATATGCAACTCCTCGCGGAAAAATGTTCCGAATATCGCATTGCCTGAAGGTCTGTCAACCCAATCGCCCAACACGTTGCGTTGGTACAGAGTGGGGTCGCCACGAGTCGCTTCGACAACTTTATTATAGTATCCAGAATCTAAATACACGTTCTCTTCCGCCTGAAGCTGGACGACAAAATAACGATTATCCCATTCGCCTGCGGGTGAGATGACCTTACCCTTCACGTCCACCGATTCTTCCCACGGCATGGTGAAGAAGCGTTTATACACCCAATTTTCTGGAGAATCTGGGTTGGTCGCCGCTATGTATTGTTGAACGCCTTTAATATTTGGACGTCGTCCAAGCTGTTGTGAAACTGCATTAAAGAATGCGGGATCGGTTAAGGTAGTCAACTCGTCCACGAAAACGATGGATGGTTCGAACCCTTTGATGCGGGCTTCAATTTGAGCCCCAGACGCAAGAGACATGAGGAGTATTTTACTCCACCCACCATGACAATTACGAATCATTCGGTATTGGTATCCTTGCTTATCTTCCTTCGATTCCGTGATTCCGAGGTCGAGACCGTTCTTCCATTCTGGGAAGATTTCAAGATCAAGTTTGTCCCAGATACCACCTTGCGTCGCCTGTGACCGAACACCTACAATGATAACAGCGAGGGCGTTGAAATTCTCGTAACAGTGGCGGACAAGTTTATGACCGATGGTGTATGTTTTACCGCCACCACGGTTGCCGTGAACAAGTATGTATTCGGCGGCGGAATCGAAGATAAATTGTTGGGTAGGTGTAAGCTGCGGCGACCACGGGGCGTGATCCTCTTCGACCGCCGTTTGGTCACCGTTGACAAGGTTCCCAAGACGCTCGAAAGCTTTTACATCTATTTTGACTTTACTCATATTTCTTTGTTTTAATTTTTTTTCATCATTTTACTATTGGTGCAAATGCTGGTTTCTTACGCTTCTCCTTGTCATCCCCGCCTTGTCCTGGAATGATCTTAACAAGGACTTGGGTGCCCTGAAGGACTCGGTCATAATTCTTTCCGAGTTGGTCAACGGTGACGTTATATGCTCGTTGCCACCGCACGCGATCGGCATCGGTAGCGTCTGGGTCGTTGATCTTCCCTTTGATAAAATCTAGGTGCTCGTATAGCGACATCCCTGAATCGACGACCATCTTATACATCAGGTTGAGAGAACCTACGAGGAAAGCCCCTGCGTTCTTTTCAAAACCACTGATAGCGTTGAGGCGTTTGATGAGATTCGGGTTATGCCCTGCGGCGATAAGGTCTTGCGAAAGTTCGTCGTACACCTGAACCGTTGACGGAGCGAGTCGAACGATAGCGTCAAGCTCGTTTAGCGTCGTCCCCACAGTCACATCTTCTCCATAGACAGCCGCAAGTTCTTCATCAGTTTTGATGAATTCTCGTAGCTCCTCTACAGTGCATCCGAGAGTTTCGGCGGCGACCTCTAGGATTCCCCTAGACTCCTTGATTGCTTCGCTGACTTCGTTTTTGTTCACAAATTTCCTTTCGTTTTTTAGCGGCTAAATAGAAGTATAAATCAGTCCGCTTGGCTTCAAATTGAAGTTTCTTCTGTTTAATCTCATCCTGCACCTTTGTCAAATTCTTTGTCAAAATAGGTGCAATGTTTGTGTAATCGTCCGAAACAATCTTTGACGTGTTCTCACTAACAATAACCGATTGCTTGTAAACAAGGATAGCTTCTTCGAGCTCGGCGGTCAATCTTTGCACACGTTCGTAGTTGCGTTGCATCTCACGCTCCTGTGGGGTCTTAGTCGAAATCCGAAGGTTCTTCAATTCTTCAAGCAGTTCGGACTCTTGCATCCGTAGTTTTTGGATTGCGTCCTCGAACTCGAATAAAGTTACAGAACTCTTCGCGTCCTCCTCAAATTCTCTCTTGGTGTAAAATGGGAAGTATGTCATTCTTTAAACTCCTTCTGCCATGTTTTTGATTATAGGGAGAAATACTGAGTTCCACCACGGAGATTTCCGTAGGTATATGAATCGGGCGAGACGTTTACCTGCGTAGGCTTTCGCTCGGTTGCGGTCTAAACTTTTTGTCGGGTCAAAATTACAACCACAACAAAAGGCTCGCATCTCCCCAACACGGACGTTGTCCCATGACAACTCCATCGAAATCTGTCGAATCCGTTCTACGGGTAATTGAGCCCCTGCGGCGACGTCGTCGTCACTTAGAGCTTCCACCCGCTTACCTTGAAGCCGACGTCTCGCCAGACATCGGATGAGTCCTGGTGGGTATGTGTCGAGTAAATCCCAGTTGTTGAATTTGTTCATTGTGTTTCAAGCCGTGGGGTTTATGTCCCCGTTTTCAACTTTGGCAACAAATTCGCCATCGAATATTTTGATAGGTTCTTTCATTTTGTTACTTCCTTCTTTAGTAAGAAACCCCTACGTCCACCTTCACGGGATGGCTCAAGCCAACTCGCTCCACGGGAGATAAGAGTGTTGAGTCGCTTCGGCAGTATGAGGGGCGACAGACCCTCAAGCATTTTGTTTTCATAGAATTCCGAGAGTTGCTGTAACAATTGGGTAGCTGTAAAGAACGCAGACGTATCCTTAATCCCGTTAAAATAGTCCTTACGGAAATCGTATAGCATTTCTTCCAATGAGTGCTCTAGTGATTGATCTGAAGACGCCTGTTCAAGTTCTGGATGGATGTAGCTTTTAGTTCCGAACCGTGGGTCTCCAAGAACTTCAGGGTTTGGGACGTAGTCAAACAACCACCGTAAGAAGTATGGTATCTCTGCCCTCACCTCCCGTTCAATGGTTCCGAACTTCGTCTTTGGGTCTATCGGGAAATCAACCTTCACCTCCTCTGGTATCTTAAAGAACATGACCTTATCCCGATTGGAGATGTCGAGCGAAGGTAATATCTGAATAGAGTCAGCGTCGGTGTTGGTCGTTACAATTATACGACCCTTCCAAGTAATATCAGTCGGACCTTGATACATCTTACGCATCTGGTGGTCGTGGTTCGCAGTAAACTTTTTAAGGTTCGCAGCAAACGCCTGCCTTTTGCGGTAATCAGAAGAAGAGCGGTCGTCGTCAATCGTCGCCAAGCCATACTGGAATATGTTCTCATTGAAGCTTTCTCGGTCTTGTATGTAGTTTGATATGTCGGAGTGTCCTCCCATTGCGAGGGACAAGATTCGTGTGCTAAAAAGTGTTTTACCTGTGGACGCACCGCCCGCAAGAAACAAAGCCTGCCCCTTCTGTGGGGTTCCCTGCCTTGCACTTTTATAGAATAGGTGACACCACGCCAAAAAATACGACAATTGTTCCTCATCGTCATCGCCCCACCATGCGTTAAGAATGCCTGCAATATGAGGGAATTTGTCGCCCCATGTGGGGACCGGGGTGTCGGACATCTCGTGAACGAAGACTTTTGACGAATTTATCCACAATTTCCCTTTATAGTTCACAACTCTGTCCTTTTGGTAAATAAAGGGCATCATCCCTTCCACTCGGCGGTCTTTAATGATGTAGTGGGTGGCACTGTCGATCTCCGATGGGGAGCCTTTTGAGGACAAACCCGACATTTTCATCATAATAACAACGTCGGTGCGACAACATTTATTCCAATTGCCGTTGTGGTCGTCATAAAAGTTCTTCCCGTCGTAGTAAAGGTTGCCAACGCTTTGGGCAATGCGGTCAGCTTCATACCTACTGACTACTGAAGCTCCGAGAATCTCTCGCCATGACTTAAATCCCGCCTCTTCTGAGGAGAACACGTAGCAACCTGTCTCGTGCATTTCGCAAGCAGTTGTATCCTTCGCTGCCGCATCCCAAAATCTCAACCCACGTGAGCCTTTTGCATACGGCCCCTGCCACCTACCAGGCCACTTCTTCTCAATCTCCGCTTGGACGATCTCAAAAGGTAATTCAGTGCCGTTATTTTGAGTCTTGAAAACGTTCTTGGATTTACAAACGTCGTAGATAATCTTGCATAACATCGCATGGGAGACCTTCGCATTGTAAGAAACCCGATCCCTACCGAGCGTATAGTAGATATTTTCCTTGCTCGTTTGCTTATCGAGGGCAGGCAAGAGCTTTTTAGCTTGCGTCTCTATGACAAGTCTGTGGATGAGTGCTTCAAGGAACTGCGGATTGGGTATTTGAATGGGTGTTTCAAACTCCCAGACAAGGTGGACGCCACCACTGCGAGATGTAAATGAATACCCAACCGGAAAGTCCTTACTTTGGTTAGCTTTCAAGCTGTCAACAACGGTTGTTGGTGCGATTTTTGTGTCGTAGTCCGCAACAAATCCGAACATCTTCCAAGGTGGGTTTGTCGCAGAACTTCGTAAAGATGGGACGATACATTCGTATACGGAAAAGAATGGATATTTAGTGTTATTGTGACTTCTCCAAGTCTTAAAATCGGCGTCGTCTAAATGGACAGGAGGTTGTGGTGCAGTCTGCACCATAGACCAAAAATCCACGACTTCGAGAGCATTGGAGGAAGCAAGGTTCTCAAGTGTGTATGCAATCATTTTTTGTAATAAGGTGATGCTTCAGCTTCGCAGGCAATAGGTAGGGATTTACACCAGTGGGGTGGTTGTGACATTATTCGTGTGACTTCCTCAACATTGTCTGTGTCAACAATTACTTCGTCGTGGACGTGCCAAAGGACTTTAAAACCTTCAGCCTCTAAGTTTAGGATACATTCTGCAAAGGCGTCTCTAGCAACGGCTTGCGAAATGTTTTCAATAATTACGCCCGAATGCACGTTCTTACGACGACCTCCACGGACTGCTTCGGCTGTCCCGTGCGTCTTAGAAATCTTAAAATAAGATAACGTCCGACCCGATGGCAACCTAACGTGGTAGTCTTCACCACGAGAAGCAGACCTCTTATAGTCTTGGTCTAGTCTTTTCCACAATGCAGTCAACTTCGGGCTGCCGTTTCTAAAATCCATAACCTGTACCCAAGAATTTACCCACACTCGCTTAATGTCCTCGTCCAAATCCTCATACAAAAGATAGTCATCTTTTCCGTATTTTGAAAGGTACGTCAAGAACTTCCTAGTGTCTTGATCCGAAACAGGTTGCTTAAACACTTGGTTAAATACTTCTCCACTAACATAAAGACTGGCCATTGATATAAAACGCTTCCAACCTGTCTGGTAAGACAATGCAATAAGTCGGGCCTTTGCCAAAGCATATATCTTAGGGTTTTCCTTTTTCAAGTTTCCACCTGTCCAACCCATCGTATCCCGCGAATGGGCTTCATAGGGAGACTGCCCACTTTTACACTTCTTTACAAATTCAATGTCGCCACATAAAACAGCAACGGTCCTTGGCTCAATAGCGGCGAGGTCCGACATCACAAACGTAGGCTCCCCCACAAACAAACTACGGAAGTTGATCTCGTTCTCCGTCTTACCTTTGGTAGTAAGGAACAAATCATCAAAATAAAGCGTTTCTTTAATAAGGTTCTGCATATTCAGAGACTTCTCGTCGTCGTCTCCAGCACCACCCGGTCTGCCCGACCAACGCCCTGTGTCTGCCCCGAAGTAACAAAGTTGCAGCTCCATCCGTCCGTCGGGTCTTACACGTGATTTAACCTGTTCCAACAAGCGAACAATGCGGTTAGTTTTACGCCACGTTTGAATAGCTTTAATGACTGGAAACTTTACACCCCATTCGGCTTCCCACGCTTGGAATTCCTCACTCTTCGCTTCAGTAGACGTCGGCATCGGAACGTTTTGTGACCGTGCAAATTCGGCAAGTTTAAGTGTCGAGGTTGGTGCAAGCATTACGGGCGATCCGTCTCGCTTCCATTTGAGCGTCCCCTTAGCGGTGCGTTCCTGTTCACCCGCCCACGGTATAAGTGATTCAGCCTTTTCATTTGCACTCACAGCAATCTTGGAATACCGTTCTAGCTTATCTAAATCAACCCTCACACCACGCCTCACGCATTCCCCTGTGTGCATGGACAAAAGCTGTTCGTGACGTGGCCATTGGCTCTTAAATTCAGTCCACAATCTGTGTGTCCATACCGAGTCGTCCAAAGCGTATTCAACCATTTCCTTTTGGTCAGCTTCACAAATCTCTTCAAACTTCCGACCTTTCATGTCGGCACGTGCCTTCTTATTCAACCCCGCACCGTAGATTTCAGCTACAGAGCCTTTCAAGCTTCGTGGGTATTTAAGATATGACATCATGTCGGCGGTGTTTGCCCAAGCCTTCGGAAAGAACTTCGGGACAAGTCCATTATCAACAAGGGACTGGTGGACAGCACGGTCAAACGGTGCGTTGTGTGCGACCCAAATCGGATACGTTTGAAGCTTTTCCCAAGGGGCGTCTTTAGGGTGTCCTACCCATTTAAAATCGTCAGAAACAATAGCTACTAAGTATGCGTCGAACTTCAGGTGATTTGTATAGTGATAGTACGACAACGTGGATGCAGAGCATTCGTCGTCATAGTATGTTTCAAAGTCGAGCGTGATTGCGGGTTCATTGGGGTCAAAATCTTTAATCAGTTGTTGGAATGTCATTGTTTTATTGGTTTGCAAATTGATGTTTTAGTTTAAGCAAAAGAGGTGGCGTGTTAATGCGAGGGTATCATCACTACACTCGTCGTAGGCTCTCCCTACGCTCTATTCACCACCAGATTTTTTCCGATACGTCTGTTACGCCTGATCGCCGTAAGAAATCGTCATTACTTCTTCCTCAAGAAACTGACGGAATTCGGGACTGTGCATCCCTGTTTTCTTAACAACGGGTACGTACCATACGTTTTTATCGCTCGTGCGTTTGAGGGAGGTGAGAGACCAACCCCCAAGGTGCAGACCGCCACGCAAGTGTCCAGACAATGCAGCGGTGATAATTGGCTTTGCGGCGGAGGTGTACGCAGTTTTCTGCAACATCCACATGGCACGTCCGTAATGGACTACCTTGTCGCCGTGGTTAAATGAATACAATCCCTCAGACTCAGGAACAGGGATGAGGACGATGATGCGAGCACTTGGCATGACGCGTTGTTCCGCACCATATTCCGTGCTGTAACCTTCAGCTTTGGCATCTTCGAGGCGATCCCAAGTTTTCGCCTGAGTGTCGTCGTCGTAGGGGACGTCTTCAATCCAGAACTTGTGCATTTCAAGCACTGTGATCGGTTGGATAGGCTCCTTACCGTCAGACAACATTACCTCCTTGTTGTAAACAAAGGAACCCGGTTGGAATTCCTCCGAGAGTTTGCCCGTTTTTCCTACTAAACTTAAGTAGGGGGTGCGGAGGTCTTCGATTCCAAACTCACCAGAGAGACCACCAACGGGTCCACTCGCTGGAGTCACGGGAGGCTTCGCTAATTCAGACTTTGGTTGGGCTACAACCGCAGTTTCGTTGGAGCTTGGCTCCGCATTTAATTCATCGACTATATCGAACGTAGTTTCCATATATGTTTAGCTATTATCTATTTTTGTTGTTGTATTCCGTGAGTGGATACTTCCTTGGGCGGTCGGTTCCGAATTTCTCTAGCATTGTTCCCGTCTCGCAGAATATAAAGTTAATTTAATTTGCTCTTTTTAAAATGCAAGATGTAAATTCATTATTTTTGAAAAATATTTTGTTCTTGGATAAATTATCCTCATAATCC